CAATAATATAATTATTGTTTCAATTTTAATTTTGCTTTGATTTACTTTCGTTTTCTTTCATTTTTATTGATACGTAAAGTTGAATAAGAATACGAAAAACAGTTCGAACCCTAAATAATGACATAAAATTTGATGAGTTTTGTATGAAACTGTGTTAGCATATTTCGCAATAATTTGACATAACTCTTTTGGTAAATCTTTTTCTGTTTGTAAATAATGTGTTAAAGATAAAGTATTCATTTTGCAATAATTAATATTGTTTTTTTTTAAGATAACTGATACGAAAATCGATTTTAATTTAAATTATTACTATTTAATCCATTTAGAATTTATTGAACTAGCAATAGTGTGAGAATCATAATCATAATAATAATCATATTCATAATCAGTTAAACCACCACTCGGAGGGTAATCATATTTACCTTCTGCTACGTCATTATATTCAAGTGGGTTATTATAAATTTTATATTTATGAAAAGATACTTTATAATCAGACATTTTTTTGTGAATATCTTCCTCATTTGAATGAGATTCGTAAAATGCAAATCTTGGACTCATCGCTCTTAAAAAAAAATCATTAGTATTTAAGCTATATTTCATTTTTCCTACGGAATTACATACTCGAATAGTTTTAAGAATTTTAGCAGGTTTCATAATTTTTAAAATTTTTATATATTAGTTTCCAAAAGAAATTCAATTTTGATTTACACTAAAATCAAAATTGAAATTATCAATAATTATTTAACACACACATATATAAAAATTAAAAAACTTAATAATTTATCTATGTTTTCTTATCAAAGTAGTAGTATTGACTGGTGTGAACAAAATTATGTATATTCAAATTATATAGTTGAATTTTGGAATACAATTACAAATATTTTTGTAATCATCTTAGGATTAAGTGGGTTATATCTTTCTTCGACTTACGGGGCGTATAATCTTTATAATGATAGACCAGCATATAGGTATAAAGTTTATTATACACTATTAACATTTATTGGATTCGGTTCATTCATATTTCATGGAACTCTATCACAATTTGGTCAAATTTTAGATGAAGGTAGCATTCTTGCGATGATATTTTTTGCAACCTTGTGTGAATCATTGCTACATGCTATGGCATCTAGTACATTAGTATGTGGTGTTATTTTTTGTTGGTATTATAATCTTGTATATACTCCATATTTATTATTTTTAATGGGAACAATAACATTTTATCTCATACAAAAAAAATGGAAAGTAGTTACTCAAAATAGTAATAAACCACTCGCAAAAGAATTTTATTTTCTATCAGTTTTAACTTTTTTTTGTGCTTTTTGTTGTTGGATAATAGATCAAACATGTGTATTTAGTTTTCAATTTCATGCATTATGGCATATATTATCTGGGCTTTCTATCTATACGATTTTATTAGTAGAATGTTATGCATTAAGTAAAAATAGTGTGATAAAATATTATGGAATTATTCCATATATTTATCATCCAAATGTTAAAAAACAATTATTTCAGAATAAAATAAAATTAGATTAATAAAATCTTCCGCATAAATTTTTAAATATGGGACTGGTTTTATATATGTAGAAATATTTTTTTACCATATAAAATTATATATATAAATATACATAATTTTATAAGCACCAACATAAAAATCTATTTCTGTCTAGATGTCGTAAAAATCAATTTTAATTTTTTTTTTTCCTTCATTTGATTTTTAGCAAAAATAATGGGACTGGTTATATATATGTAGAAATATTTTTTTACCATATAAAATCATATATCTGTTGAATACATTATTTTATAAGCACCAGACATAAAAATCTATTTCTATGTATAGATATCGTAAATATCGATTTTAATAATTAAAAATTAATCAGTCCCTAATTATAAAATAAATATTAAAATTTTTTGTTTAAAGTATTAATTAATAAAAAATAGGAAAATTGTTTTTAGCATCTTTTCTACTCTTTCCTGTTCCAGTTGGCGATAAAAGAAGAAAATTTGCCATCGGTACAGATTCAACTTCTTGATAATATGCTTCCCATTTTTGTGCCATAGTTGTATCATGTCCAGTTTTAATTGTTAAATTACGAAGACGAGAAATTGTCTCACTATGAGTCAATTTCTTATTATCAATAATTTTTTTTTCTTGTTCCATAACAAGCACCTTCTTTTTTACAGCCTGCTTAAATGTTTGAATTTTACATGTCTTACGACAATATTGACATTGTAATGGATGGGTTTGTGAATTATTTGTCCAAGGACAAAATTCACATCTCCAAGCATGGTCTTTAATAAATCCATTTCGTGTGATTTTCCACAAATCTTTTGATGATCGTTTAGTTTGAGTTGTAGTCATTTTCAATTAATTATTTTCAATGATTTCAATGTTATTTATTTAAGTGTATAAAAAGTCGATTTTAATTTTAAAAAAATGATGTTTTTTAATTAAAATCAAATGAAGCAAAAAAAAAATTAAAATCGATTTTTACGATATCTAGACAGAAATAGATTTTTATGTCTTCCTCTTATAAAATCATGTGTATTTATATATATGATTTTATATGGTAAAAAAATATTTCTACATATATATAACCAGTCCCATTATTTTTGCTTAAAAAATGGTGTTTTTATTAAAATCAAATGAAGGGAAAAAATTATGGTTCTTCTCCCCAATCTTCATCATCATCTACATATTCTCTTTCTTTTTCTGCTCTAAATTTATTAAGAATTTTACCAGTTAAAGCACCTCCACTCATCGCAATAGATAATGTTACAATTAAAGCTAATAGCTGATATCCTCCTTGTTGTCCAGCAGTTCTACCATCTCTTCCTGGAAAAACATCAGTAATACTATCTCCATATACACTGTCAGATACAACTGATGCCGAAATAAATCCAGAAATTCCACCAAGAATACCTGGAAGACCATGTAAATTATGAACACCACAAGTATCATGTAAGTTAAACTTCTTTTGTAAATATGGTTGAATATAGACATATCCGACAACCGATAATGAACCAGCAATAGCTCCAATAATTAATGAAGCATATGGTCCAATGACTAAATCAGCTGATGAACCAACGGCTACACCGCCAGCAAGAGTTGCGTTTAGAATATCTTCCATACTAAATTTATTATGAGGTCGTAATAGCCTAGACATAAAGAATGCACTAATACAACTATTAGTCAATGCTAATACAGTATTAATGACAACTCTATGTTGAGAGTTTCCAGTAGCTAAGACACCGTTAAAACTAGGCCAATATAACCAAAGGAAAATTGTCCCAACCATCGCAAATAATTCTGTTGTTTTCGATGTTCTAAAATCAGCTCGTTCCAGTTTATCTTTATTAACAATCATGTAAGATACTGCTAATCCAAAGTATGCTCCAAATGTATGGACATACATTGAACCTCCCATATCAACTGCTTTAAATACTTCTACACCCAGTGATTCATTGATTGAATAAAAGATTAATTCAAGTGGAACTAAGATTAAGAGTTGTTCAACAGAAATTTTACCTAAAACAGCACCAAAAGTAATCAATACAGCCCCTGCTGCAAAATCACCAGTAATTAATGAAGTAATATCTAATGTCAATATTTCCCAATGATTTCCAAAAAGACTATGAAAAAATCCATTAATCAAAATAGAATATTGAATCGTAATTGCCGCAATTAAGAAATTAAATCCGACACTGCTAAATGAATATTTTTTTAAAAATGTCATTAAAAACCCAAATCCAATAAATATCATAACATGAACATCTTGAAACATTGGGTAATATGTATTAATTGTATTACTGGATGTATCAGAGCCAGTATCTCCAACAGCTTCTACTCCATATTTTGTAAAAGCACTATACAAAATAATTGACACAATTTGAAAAATAATAATTAAATAATTATGCATATTTAATTGTAATTTTTCTTTCAAACTCTGAAAATTCCATTTCGTATTTAATTCTTCGTCTTGTTGTTTTTGTTCAATTTCCATTATTTTTAGATTATTTTATTTTTATTATTCAGAAATTATTAGATTTCAATTTTATTTTTTTTATTTTTATTTTTTAAATAAGAAATACAATATCATTTTCATTACATCCAGCACCACCTATTTTATATCCCCAAATCATATTCGATTTAGAATTATTGGATATAGAATTACAATACTTATCTAATATTTTCTGATAACATTCAGAACAGTATATTCCATCATATTGAACACGGTTTATTCCATAATTATTACAAGAAATTTCATAACATTTCAAATATGCTTTTAATATTGATATTATATCATTATTTAATTTCGGCATTTATACTATATTTTAATATAAATTTTATATATTTATATCTCCAATATACATTATTATTTAGTTTTTACATTTACTTTAAGCAAAAAACAAAGCATCGCCACCACCACCACCAATTTCACTACCCCATTCAGTTTTAAAATAAGAATCAAGTATCTTTTTATAACATTTCTTGCAATATATTCCTTTATGATGAAGTCTTCGAAATCCATACTTATTGCAAGAATTTTCACTACATTTTAAATATCGTTTTATTATCGTTATAATATCATTATTCAATTTTTTCATTCTATATCTTATTATGTTTTTAAATATTTATACCTACCAAATTGATCATAATCATAAAAAAACGAACTTAAACCAGGACCACTTCCACCACAATGTCTTCTTTCTGATACAATTATCTTACAACATGATTTACAATAAACACCTTCATGATTGTCTCTATACCACCATTCTAATTTATATTTAGCAACTTTATTACAATTTTTTCCATCGCATTGTAAATATTTTTTTATTATTGTGATAATGTCTTTATGTAATGATTTCATATAATATAAAACTACTTAAATATTTAAACATATTTAAATTTAAAAATATGTTATTATCAAAATTAGTTTATGTTTCAATTCCATTTGTATTAATAAATATATCAGTAAATACAATTGGAATGGCGAATACATTATGTATATTACTTGGATTACTAACCATGTATGGTTATCATATTCACTACAAGCGAGAATATGAAGATCTCCAAGATTTTCTTACAGAAAATAATCATAGTCCTATTAGTTCAACACGAGAAAGAAATATTATTGAGGAAATCGACGACATTTTAGAAAGTGAATTTGCCGATAATGAACAAAGTGATGATTTTTTTGTGGACACAATAAAACATGTAGTAGAAGACGTCCAAGAAGTAGTTGAAGAAATTTCTCCAATTTTACAAGAAGTAGCAGACGAAATTATTGAACAAGTTGTTGATCAAAAAATTGAAAATATTGCTCCAGCAGTATTAGAAACTGTAGATGAAATTATTGAAGAAGTTGTTCCAGAATCTATTGCACCAATAGTGGAAGAAGTTGTAAATGAATCTGCTCCAGTAGTAGAAGAAGTAGTAGAAGAAGCAGTACAAGAAATTGTAGAAAATAAAGAAGAAGGCAAATGGTTTTCTATTAGTCCTTGGAGTAATTAAAATTGAAAAATCTAATACTTATGACATAACTACACAAAAAACATGCGATCTATTGAATTTTCACTATGCGGAATTACAAGACGAATGGATTATGATGATTATTGTAAAATCGAATACCAAAATAATGAATATTTAATTACAGAAGGCGATAAAAATTTGTATGATTCAAGTGAATATCATGATGCTGTATCTATGATGGCTGGAAGTATGTATATCCCCAAAGAATTACAAAATGATGTATATCAAGTAATAGCAGGATTTATATTTAGTTCTCATTGTAATATGAGATATGGATTTTGTCATTATGGTCCAGTTAAAAGTAATTGGCATGCTTGCATAGTAGATGAACCAAAATTTTTGAAAAAAGGAAAGTGTTATCTTTACAATAAGGAAGAAAACGAAGAAAAATTGATTGAAATTTTAAAAAATGGCATTGATGCACAAAAATATACTTATTATGGCTTACCAGAATGGTGGGATGAATATTTAGCAGAATAATTATTTTTCATATTATATAAGTAATTTATTATAATCCAGTCCATGATTATAATAATTTATCTATTTTTCTTCTTTTTCTTCTTTTAAAATATATCCCATTATAGAAATTTTTACGTTTTCTTGAAAAGCGTAATTGTTCCTTTTTCGTCATAAATCTGTCATCGGATAAAATTGACCTATGAAATTGTATTTTAAGATTTATTCTTTTTATAATACGTCTTTCAAAATATTTGATATAGATTTTTTCATCTTCTGTCAAATTAATAAATGGATATTTTTTTGAAACAATTTTATTTGTAATATTTACTTTATTTTTATCAATTATGCTACAAAGATTTTCAATTTCTGGACAAATTTTTGGAAATATTGTTCTTTCTACAAAAACAGGGGGCATTCCAAATGATATTATCGGTAAATATAAAAGTCTTCTATTCATATCAAATATATCTGTTAATTTTTTATAATATCCAGATAATATTTTTTCAGAACAATTATGACAAGGAATATATCCACCGAATCCACTATTTTCAATAATTTGAAATGCTATATGTTGCTTATCAGAGGAATTAAATGCGTTGATATTATTTTCAAATGATTTAATACAACACATAGGATAACCAAGATGATATCCTAATATTCCTCTTTTACCTAAATTACAAACTTTTTTACTCTTCAATTTTTTACTCTTCAATTTTTTATTCATAATTATTTTGTTAAATATTCTTTTCAATTTTAATATATTATTACCAGTCCATAGATATACTCAATCATTTATTTTCTCTTCTTTTCTGTTTTTAAAAATATATTATATAAGTGTGAATGACTTTTAATTTCTGTCAAATCGTCATCAATTTTTGATGATATATAAAATAATGTTGATAACTTATGAAAATGTTTATATCTGGTTTTTATAATTTTTTTAATATCTATTTTATTTTTGTCAATCATAATACAAACTTGTTTTAAAATATTAACCTTTTTACAATATTTTTTTTTTATATTTGTAATAGCATAAATTGGATCCAGAGAACATAAATCATATTTTACACAAGTCTCGAATAATGTATCTATTATTTCTGGATTAAGTCTTTTTACAAAAGTTTTTTTCTTCTTAGGATATCTGCGAGATTTTCTACTTAAATATCCAGTATCTAAATAACCTACACTAGAACCAGCAAATATGACACAATTATTACATAAATTTACTAAATTTAAATTTATATTATTCCTAGCACTAAGTACTGTTGCTAATGAATGTATTCTAGTTACATGTTCTTTATATTGAATATAAGTAGATGGTAATAATCTAAAAAAAATTGATAATTGACAATATTTATTACATCTATGGCATTTGTATTTTATTTGATTTATATTATTTTTTTCTGATAGAGAAAATGTATTTTCAGAATATTCTCCTATCAAATTAAATAAAGATGGTTCAAATGATTCAAGATTTTGCATTGTTAGATATATTTACTTAGTATTATAAAAAATCGATTTTAAATTAACAAAATTTTTGGGAATCAACGTCTGTATATACATACACTCCAATTCAATACAATTCTTACATAATATCAATCTAATTGGATGTTTTTTGCTACGAAAATTTTCAAAATATTTTTTATTTTCAATAGTAAATTTGTTATTACAAATCTCGCATGAGATTGGATTAGTATATTTATGTATAATATCTAATAAAACAACTGGATACATTTTTTTAAATTGATTAAAATTCATGTGAATTTATATAACATCTTTTATTTAATTTGATATTCTTCGTTCAATTAAATATTGAATATCAATTAAAACAAACATTGGAGCAATTAAAAATGCTTGAATTAAACTATCAGTTAGAGCAGGGCGATTTCTTTCAAAATAAAAATGACCTATAAATTGTGCGATCCATGCACCAATATGTAATAACATAGCATATACTAATGAATTTGATACATACCAATAAAAAAAATATGATGAAATCCATGACATATAAAGTAATAGTTGCATTACTTTTCCTAAATCTTCGTGTAATATTTTATAATACCAAGAATATAAATTAACCATTAAAAATGTAGGATTAAAAAAAAGATTACTACTAAAATGTGTCAAAAAAATACAAATTGTCCACACAATCATTGGAATACAACCAATATGTATTAATACATTAGTTGTATTTAAATGATATTTTTTATAAAAAAAATATTGTTCTTGTAAATTAAATAAGTTATTCATTTTAAATGTTTATGTTTTGATAATTTGGTTTCAATTTTAATTAATTACTAATTGAGTTTTTAATTAGTAATTAATTATATTAATATAATATAATGGAACAAATTTTATTAAAAAATTTAAATATATCGTCATTATCTTGTAAAATTATACATTGTTATTTACACAAAAATCCAAAATATTCTACATGTAGGGAATGTGGGAAACGTGTTTGTAAGCAATGTTCAAAAAATTTAAAAAATTGTGATAAATTTGCTTGTGATTTAAATTGTTATTCGTGTTATAAAGAAAAACATACCAAATGTAATATACTTGGTTGCCCATTAGATTCGTGTATGAGTTTATGTAAATTTTGTTCTAGATATTTTTGTAAATCCCATGGAGACCAATGTCGAAAATGTGGTAAAGATACTTGTTATTCGTGTAGTAAAA